GATCGGCTTGGAGTGCCTGGCTCGATCCTTAACAGCCGCGAGGAACGTGAGGCAATCATGGCGCAGATGGCCCAGGAAGCCGAGCAGGCGATGATGCAGCAGGCAGAAATGGAGGCACCCGTTGAGTGAATGGGACGAGCTCACACGCAACGCTGAGCCGGTTGATGATTTAGACAAATTGCACCTTCGTGTTTTCTCGAGTCGGGACGGGAAAAAGCTGCTGAAGCATTTGCGCGGCGTCACGATTGAGCAGCCCACCTGGTACCCCGGCGAAGATCCAAGTCATGGATATGCGCGGGAAGGCCAGAATTCCCTGATCCGTGAAATCGAAAGGCGGATCTCCCGAGCAAGAAAGGAAAACGATGACCGAGGAAGCAACGACCGTTGAGGCTGAGAACCAAGAGGCCAGCCAGGACGACAATCAAAGCCTTCTAAACGTAACCGCTGAAACGATAGCAACACCCGATCCCGAGGATGCCGATGGCGCTCCCGTTATGGTTGATCCAGATGCGCCTCCCGCCGAGCCAGAACCCGCAGCGGCTGAACGCCCCGACTACATCGAGGAGCAATTTTGGAATGATGAAAATGGCGAAGTCGATCTTGAAAAGCTGGCAAAATCTTATAAAGAGCTGCGCGTCAAAATGTCGTCAGGTAAGCACAAAGCTCCTGAAGATGGTCAGTACACCCTGGACGAAGTGCCGGAAATTCCTGAAGACGATGAAATGCTGGGCGAGTTCCTGGATATCGCGCGCGACGAAGGTCTTAGCCAGGAACAAGTAGACAAAATTCTGCGGGTTTATGTCGATACCCAGGCGATTGCCCAGACCCAAGTCGAGGAAGAACGGGCAAAGCTGGGGCGCAACGCTGATCGAATTATCGAAAGCATGGACGGCTGGCTGACTAATTTCGGCAAGTCCGGCGTATTGTCTGACAACGAGCTGAACGCAATCGCAAATGCTGCAACGTCTGCCGATTTCATCAATGCGATGAACAAGATCAGAAAGAGCTACAGCGAGCCAGACATCCCTTCCGTCGAGGCATCGATGGATGTGCAGCCGACGACGATGGACGAAATTACGAGCCTAATGTCTGACCCGCGCTATGGCGTCGATATGCATTATACGAACCAGGTCGAACAAAAGGTTTATCAAATGCACGGCGAGAAGATGTAGCCCCTATTGCGTTTTGTAAATGGCGACATTATTGTAAGTGCTTGACCGATAACCGTTGGCCGGTCTGCTGACTGTCGGCCCTGATTTCCAGGACAACCGCGAAACTTTTTTTTCGTTTTAACCCTGGAGGTCTACAATGGCTCTGTCCATTTCCAACGCCTTCACGACCATCTTCGACCAGGAAGTTAAGCAAGCCTATCAGGCAACGCGGAAACTTGCCGGTCTGGTTCGTGAACGCAACGCACAGGGTGCATCGACGGTTAAATTCCCAAAACTTGGTAAGGGAACCGCAACCGTTCGCACTCCCCAATCCGATGTCGTTCCCTTGAACGTCACGCACTCAAACGTGACCGCCACAATGTCGGATTTTATCGCTGCTGAGTACACTGATATCTTCCAGCAGTCGCACGTCAACTTCAACGAGCGGCAGGAGCTGGTGCAGCTCGTCGGCAACGCAATCGGTCGCCGCATGGATCAGGTCGTTATCGACGCGCTTGATGCTTGCACACCGGCAACGGTTGCGAATTCCATCGGTGGATCGAACACCGACATGAATGTCGCAAAAATCCGTGAAGCGGCTAAGAAGCTAAATGCGAACAATGTTCCCGCTGGAGATCGTTGTTTACTTATGCACGCCAACTCGCTCAACGCCCTGCTCGGCGAAGACAAGGCCACAAGTTTCGATTTTGAAACTGGCCGCGCTTTAATGTCGGGCAGCATAACCTCGTACATGGGCTTTTCCATCATCACGATGGGCGACATGGACGAGGGCGGTCTGACCATCGACGGCTCTAGCGACCGAGTAGCGTATGCGTTCCACAAGAATGCGCTTGGTCTTGGTATGTCGATGAACCAGCAGTCCCGCGTTGACTATATCGCAGAGAAAACGTCGTTCCTCGTGGCGTCGATGTTCTCCGCTGGTGCAGTCGCCGTTGAGGACACAACCGCTGGCGGCATTGTCAAAATCACTTGCCGGGAGTCCTGATCATGGCTTTTTCAAGAGACGGCTGGAACCCAATCGGAGGGCAGAGCAAAAAGGGCAATGCTCCTGCGATTTGGTCCTACACATCGACGGATGCCATTGCGACGGTCAACACCTCTGGATACTTCAATCTCGTATCCGATGAGGTGTCTGTTCGTGATGTCATCCTAGTGATGGACAGCAGCACGCCGACCGCAAACTGGGTAATCGTGCTCAGCAATGCGTCGGGCGTTGTTGATGTTTCCGACGGAACCGCAATCGCGGAAACCGACGGCGACTAACGAAGATTGGGCGGGGTCTAACGCTGATCCCGCCCACCCTTTCTTTTCGGAGGGCTTATGGCGTCAGGCGATACGAAACTTTCAATCTGTTCCGACAGTCTGATTATGCTGGGGGCCTCGCCCCTTTCGTCGTTTTCAGAAGGCACCGACGCCGCGCAGATCTGTGACCGGCTGTATGACGATATTGCTGAATTCGTTCTGACCCTGCACCCTTGGGCTTTTAGCTTCAAAAAGGTGCAGCTTGCCAGGACGGTCGATACCCCTGCGACCGAATTCAAATACGAATACGTTTTGCCCGCCGACATTATCGGCAGCGGTGTTCGCGCAGTGTTTAACAGCTCGAGCGCGGGAGCTCGCCCTGTCAACGAAGGTTGGACGATTGTCGGCGACAAGCTGCTGACAAGCCTCGAGACAGTGTTCGTTGATTATCAATTCCACGTTTCCGAAGACGTAATGCCGAGCTACTTCGTGCAGCTCCTCAAGTATTGGCTATCCTGGCACTTCGCCGAAACGGTTACGGACCAGATTACGAAAGCGCAGTATTACCAGGTGATCGCTGTGGGCGGCGCTGGTGACAACGGGCGCGGCGGCATGACCCGCCAGGCGATGCAGATTGACGGTTCGAATAAACCTAACCAGGCAATCGAGGACTTCGATCTTATTGCGGTGAGGGCAACGTGAGCCGTGTTGTTCGAATCCAGACTAACTTTGCATCAGGCGCTATCGACCCCCTACTCCGGTCGCGCGTCGATCTAAACCAATATTATAACGGGCTCCAGACTGCCGAGAATGTCACGATCATGCCGCAGGGTGGATTGCGGCGGCGGGACGGCCTTCGCTACATCACTGAGCTGCCCAGCGCTGCGAACCCCCAGAACGGTGTGCGACTGATCCCGTTCGAGTTCAGCGCGGACGACAGCTATATGTTCGCCCTGGTAAATCAGCGGATCTACATTTTCCGCAACAAGGTGCTCGTCACCGACATCAATGGAAGCGGCAACGATTACCTGGCGGTCAGCTCCATCACGTCGGCGATGCTGTCAAAGATCCGTTACGCGCAGAACGCCGACACAATTATCTTTGTGCATGAGGATCTGCCGCCGCTGAAGATTGTGCGCGGCGCGACCAACTCCGATTGGACTGCAAGCGTCATTACGTTCACCAACGCGCCGACCCATGCCTTCACGCTTTCCACGTCAAATCCGTCAGCGTCGATAACGCCGTCGGGGACTACCGGCAACATCACGCTGACAGCATCGTCGGGCATTTTTCAGTCTGCCTACGAAAAGCAATACATCAACATCACAAGCCTGTTCGGTCGTGTTCGCATCATCGAGTTCGTCAGCACGACCGTCGTTAAGGGCTTCTGCGAGATCGATCTATTCGACACTGCCGCCGTCGCGTCCGGCGATTGGGAGCTCGAGAGCGGCTACGAGGATAGTTGGAGCGGAACCCGTGGCTATCCGGTCAGCGTTACATTCCACGAAGGCCGTCTATATTTCGGTGGATCGAAGTCTGAGCCGACCACTTTCTGGGGCTCGAACGTAAATCAGTTTTTTGATTTTGAATTTGGCGAGGGGCTAGACGACCAGACCGTCAGCGCGTCGATTACAACCGCGTCGCTAAACCAAATTGTCGATATATTCAGCGGTCGAGATCTTCAAATATTCACGACCGGCGGCGAGTTTTTCGTGCCGCAAACCATCGGCGAACCGATCACGCCGTCGAACCTTACCGTCAAGGTCGCAACGCGCAACGGCGCAAAGCCTGGCATTCCTGTCGCTGGTCTTGATAGTGGCACACTGTTTATTCAGCGCCAGGGCAAGCAGCTCAACGAATTGCTGTTTAGCGACGCCGAGCTTGCTTACACCACCAGCGCCATATCGCTGCTATCCGGGCATTTGCTCAAGACGCCAACCGATATGGCGATCCGGCGCGCAACGAACACGGAGGAAGCCGACCGGCTGTTCATCGTCAATTCCGAAGCTGGAACGATGTCAGTGTTCTCGCTGCTGCGCGCTCAACAAGTCGTCGCGCCGTCAGAATTCATTACGGATGGCGCGTTTCAAGCAATCGGCATCGATGTCGATACGGCTTATGTCATCGTAAAGCGCACGATCAATAGCGCCGACAAATACTACGTCGAGTATTTCGACAGCACCCTGCACACCGACAGCGCCGTCTATTCGGCTTCCGCGAGCGCTACAGGCGCAGCAGCGCACCTCGAGGGGGAAACCCTAGACGTAATCGTAGATGGCAATGTGCAGACCGATAAAACGGTTTCCAGCGGCAGTGTGACTTTTGATCGTTCGTCTACTTCTAATTACGAAATTGGTCTGCCCTTCACCGTGTCGGTTGTCACGATGCCGGTCGAGCCCAGGCTGCAAAGCGGCAATCTCAAAGGGTTTAAAAAGCGCATCCTGGAGATCAACGCCGAGGTATTCGAGAGCCAGGCGATGACGGTCAACGGCCAGCTCGTCGCATTCCGGCAATTTGGAACGTCCGCGCTAGATACATCGGTCCAGGCATTTACCGGCGTCAAAAAGGTCGGGCCGCTGCTGGGCTACACGAACGAGGGAACCATCACCGTAAGCCAAACAGTGCCGCTTGATCTCACGCTGCTGGCCCTCGACTATAAAATTTCGGTAGGAGCATAAAATGCAAACGCTCGCCATCGTCGGCATGGGGATGCAAGCCTTCGGCACGATCCGCGCCGGTCAAGCCCAGGCTGCTAATTACCAGGCACAAGCTCAGCAAACACTAATCCAGGCGCGATCCGACGTGATCCGCGCGCGGAAAGAGGAGCTCAATTACAAACAAAAAGGCGTCGAGATCCTGCGAGCGGTCAACCGCAATCTTGCCACAATTAACGCTCGAGGAGCTGCTGGCGCGCTCGATCCCTTTAGCGGTTCGACCGGCAACCTGATGACTGTCAACTTGAAAGAGGGATACCTGGACTTTAGCACCGAGCAAGACAACGCCGCGCTCGCCGCTGAGAACCAGAACATTATTCAAGCCTCCGCCGAGTACCAGGCGCGGATCTATCGCCAGGCCGCAAAGGAAGCCAGGTCGCAAGCATTTATGTCCGCACTCAGCAGCGCGGCAATGGGCGCTTATACGATGGGCAAGTTTTCGACGCCTGGTGCACCGCCTACTGCCTCCGCCGCGCCGATATCCACCGGGGCCGGTGGAGGCTTCGGCATGAATGTGCCGACTTCATTTGGGGCGATGCCGCGCTCATTTATGGGCGGACCAACGAGGGCGATCTAATGGCAAGATTTCCAACCTATCGCCGAGGCAGCCAGCTATCGGCGAGCATCACCCGCCCCCCGAATGTAGACCAGGCGGCGCTCCGCGAAACAGCTCGAGGCGCGCAATCCCTGGCAAACAACGCGCAGCGCGTCGTACAGTTCGCGTCCAAAGAGCTCGAGACAAAAGCAAAAGCTGAAGGCGTCCGAGCTGGTCTGGCTGATCCTACCGGCACCCTGCGCGGCAGCGGCGGCGAACGCCCTACATATTCGGTTTATGAGCAAGCTGCCTTCGACGCGGCTGTCAGCGTTGCAAGCGTCGATATCGAGACGGCTGCTAAGACAGAAATGCAAAACGCCTGGCTGCGGTATCAGAAAGACAAAGGCGACCCCCAGGATCTCGCGCAGGAACTAGCGGACATCCGCAACGGTTACGCGCAGTCGATGAACGATCTCGACCCCCTGACCGCTGCCAAGCTCAATCGGAAGCTGGAGAGCTCCGCGCAATCAGTATTTATGGATTACTCGACTGACCATCTAAAGCGCGAGCAAAAGCGCCTCGATGGGCAAGCCGTCACATTGTTTAGCGACACGCAGCGCCAGGTCGAATACGACGGAAGACAAATCGGTAGCGACAAACTTTTAGCGGATGTGCTGGCTGATTTTACCGAAAGCATGGAGGCGCTCGGCCAAACTGGCACGGCTGCGTTTTCGAAAAAAATTGAAGAGTTGAAAACCCGGTATCATCGCGCTCGCGTCCGTGGCGAATTTGACCGCGCCAAATCGGTTGGCACCGCAGCAAAATATATTGAAAAATTTGAGTCTGATCTGGAAAAAGGAACAGGTCTGGCGCGTGGGCTGCTTGAGGAGGGTAAGAAAACCTTAGGCAATGAAATGGCGACCTTTATGCGCTCTGAGCTCGCCGCAAGCCGTGCCGCAGCCGCAGCAAAAAAGAAGCAGCTCAAAGAAGACATTGCAGAAGCTCGTGGCGATGCGAACGTAATCAGCAAAACAATTAAAGATAATTTAATCGTTGGTCAGGATCGCATCGATCAGCTCGTTAAAGACGCTGAAGATACCGGCGACCCCGAGCTGATCGCTGACGTGGGGAACATTGTTAAACTTAGAAATTTTCATCAAAAACATCGAGGGTTGCCGCAAAGAGAGCTCCGACAACTTGCAAGAAAGTATCGGGCTGAAGCCACCAAGGACAGCGACACAAGCGAGTACGAGCGCGATAGAATAAAGTTTTTGGATCAAATGGCTGATCGTGCTGAGAAAATGCGCGACAAGCCGGTCGAGTTTTATTCAGAAATCAACGATAGCCGTGAGCTCCCGCCGATCAGTTTGGCTAATCCTGCCGGTATGCGCGAGCGCGTCGAGCAAATCAATAACTTCTCTGCGCGAATGTACGGCACACGTTCTAAGGTGTTTTTGTCGGACGCAGAGAAACAAGACCTTTCGTTGACACTCAGCACCGCAACGGTGGCGGAACAGATGCTTGCATTCCGCAACATTGCGGCGGGGTTCGGTAATCACGCCATAGATGTGCTGCGACAGATAGCGCCTAAAAACCCGGTCGCTGCAAACGTCGGCGCATTGCTTACGATTACGGGCAATAAGGATTTTGCGGAGACGGTGCTGCGAGGACAAGCCGCGCGCAAACCAGAACAAGGCGGCGCGTCTGCGTTTGATTTGGACAGCACAGAAAAAAAGGATCTCGAGGCCCACGTCGAAACCCGCCTGGCTGGTGCTGGCGTGCCAAGCGAAGACATCGCAAGAGGTAAAGCCACCATCCTCGCCTTCGCAGTGGGCAAAAAATTAGAGGGCAGCGACTTTGACGCCTCTAAAAACGACGACCTCAACCTGGCAATTCAGCAGTCGCAGGGCGCGTCGGTTGTCCAAGGTGAGCACATTGCCGGCGGCATACAAGAGTACAACGGCGGCAAGGTTGTCGTCCCGCAAAGCGTGATTGTTGACGAGGATGATCCGAATTCCCTGGTGCGGTTGTTCGAGGGCGAGCTCGGCAAGGGCGCAGCCGCCGCGCGTCGCAAAGGTGCATACCGCGAGGGCGCGCTCACAAGCGATGATTTCGACGCGCTTGGCATTCGTCCGTATGTGAACGGCAAGCCCTACCCTGTCGATGAGCGCCTCTATGAAAACATGACGCTGCGGACGATGGACGGCGCGCGGGTCGGTCTGATGTACAACGGCAAGCCGCTAGTCGGCAGGAACGGGATGCCGATCACGGTGGATCTGAACGAGCTTGTCGCTTATCGCGCAGACCAACGCGCTGGCCTGCTCGACTGATGACGATATTCAGCAACCCTCAAAATGTAATGACGGAGGTGATGGCCGGTGACACGTTCAGCGGTTACGAAACGGGTTTTCTGGAAAATCTCTCCGCCGAATACTTTGCCTTTAAATCGGTAAACACCCACTCCGCGCAACAAGCCAGTTTGATTGAGTATTTTGACAAAACGCTGAAGGAGCTCGGCGACCCAAGCATCAAAAACCCTGGGCATTTCTATGACGCGCTGAATGGCCGCTCGACAGCTCGAGCCACGGGTCGATTGCCGCGCTTCTACGCCGACCAGGTAGATGAGGCAGAAGGGCCGGACGAAGATCAGCCGTATTTCGAATTTAGTCGTCGCCTGGACATTTTGAACGATGCGCTCAAGGCCCAGGGCAAGGCAACAATCAGCCGCGAGCAAGCCCTGCAAGGCGCGAAGGATATCGCGATTGGCCGACAGAAAGACGCGGACAAAGTAGCGAGCCAGGCGACAACGCTGGGCGATATCGGCGCGATGATGGGTTCTGCTCTTGCGGAGACAGAGGCGTTGCTTCGTAGCCCGTTTGCTCCGACGCTTGTCATGGGGGCGTCGAGCCGCGCCAGTGTTCTCGGCGGCGCTTTGATCGATGGCCTGATCGTTGCCGGGCCTGTCGCTCTGTCACAAGCTGACGTAGCGAAATGGCGCAGATCCATCGGCCTTGGTTATGACTCCCAACAATTCTTTTTCAACGTCGGCATGGCATTCGGCGGGGGTTTTGCGTTCAGCGGTGCGCTGCGCGGGGCAATGAAGGGAACCCCGGCCCTACGAAATCGCCTCGATCCCGTTGGTGCTGTAGGCCGGGAGTTCTCTAAAAACATCGATGAGATGGGCATTGCTGAGCTGAACGAAAAGCTAATTAACCTGTCCGAGCAAGAAATGCGCGCTGGCATCGAGGCGCTACAAAAGGCCGGGGTCGAAATGCCGCCCGAGGTCGATATAGCGGTGCGAGCTGACGACGCCGAAGAGGCCAGCCCCCTCGCCGCTGACGACCTAGATGCACAGGCGGAGCACCTGGACCGGACGATAAAAGCTGAGCTGGCGCTTGTTCGTGACGAGCCGCTTAATATGCCGCACGAGCCGGTCTCTCCGAAGGCAGTGCCTGACGACATTCATCACTACGACAACCTGGACGACACCGTGTTTCGTTTAGATTTGGACCGTGTAAAGGTCGATGCCAAGACGTTCCAGTTTAAATCTGGCGGCGACGCTGAAGGCGTGATTGAAACGCTGCAAGGTATCAAGAAGTGGGATCCCTACAGAGCTAACACCGTTATAGTTTACGAGTTTGCCGATGGTCGGCAGTTTATCGCGGACGGTCATCAAAGGTTTGGCCTGGCAAAGCGGCTCAAAGCGGCAGACCCAGAAGCAAACATAAATCTTTACGGGCTCAAGTTACGAGAGGCTGATGGTGTCACACCAGAACAGGCGCGGGTTGTTGCTGCACTAGCCAATATCTCGCAGGGCTCCGGTACTGTCGTTGATGCAGCCAAGGTGCTGCGGGTAGATCCTGGGCGCATAGGCGAGCTGCCGCCAATGTCTCAAATGGTTCGCCAGGCAAGAGAGCTAGTAAAGCTAAGCGACGAGAGTTTCGGCTTGGTTGTCAATGAAATCGTGCCAACTAACTATGCGGCAGTTGTCGGGCGGTTGATCGATGACCCCGCAAAGCAAATGGCGGTCATGCAGCTCCTAGCGAAAGCAGAGCCAGCGAACATTACCCAAGCCGAAGCAATAGTTCGCCAGGCGCGAGACATGGAATTCCGCCAGGAAACGCAGGAAGGTTTATTTGGCGTAGAGGAAATGACGCAATCGCTGATGCTCGAGCGCGCCAAGGTTCTCGATCAGACGCTGAAGATCCTCAAAAACGACAAGCGTGTTTTCCGTTCTCTTGTCGATAACCAGCAACGCATCGAAGCGGAAGGCAACAAGTTATCCGCCGACAGTAACGTACAAAGGAGCACGACCGATGCCCAAGCACTCGAAATCGTCCAAAGCCAGGCGAACGTCAAAGGCGCAATCTCAGACGCCCTCAACCTCGCAGCAAGACAATACGCAGACGGCGCGCCGCTCGCAGAACAAGCAAGAAACGTCGCCGAGGCTGTCCGATCAGCAATTGACGGAGGCGATCTACATGGCACAGGAATTCTTAGCGAAGGACGCCGCGCTGACGTTGCGGAGGAAGGTGATCGGCTCGCTGCGAGCGCAGAGAGGGAAAGCCTAGAGCAATTTGACGAGCCCAACGGCAAGGGTTCCCAAGATCAAGCCGATGCTGCCGAGGCGACACTGCGCGAGGAAACGACACCAGTGCAGCCCGAGGTAGCACTGGAAGATATTAAAAACCCGATACCGCTCGACTCTACTCCGGCTCAAAAAGTTGCCGCTCTCCAGGAATTGACAGCGACAAATCGGCCAATCATTGACGCTTTTCTTGAAAAACTTGACGCAAAATATGGCACAAAATCCAAATCGAGCGAAAAGCTGCCAGAGCGCATTTTAGAAAAAGCCACTCGCCCCTCTATTTTGGCTAGCAAGCCTTGGCACAATGTGGAGCATATCCGCGACAGTCTTCGTTTCAAAACGCAGATTGACGATATTCAAGATTTACCGGCGATTATAAACGACACTCGCTCCGAGTTAGGCGCTGAGATTATTAAAGCCGATGTGGTTAAATTTATTGCTCCGAAGGAATGGGGCTTCCGAATTGTTGTTTTTGATCTCAAAATGCGGAACGGCCAAATAGTCGAGTATTATTTACCCCTTCGCGAAATTGAAGCAGTCAAAGAAGTCAATCACAAACTGTTTGAAAAATGGAGAAACGAAGACGTAACAAAGTTATCTGCGGCGCAAATGACTGCTATGGGCGACGATATCGCAGAAAGTTTTAATCGTTATCAATCCGCGTTTAACGCTTATTTAGCGCGCACTGGTCAGTCTGAGAGCGAGGTGGCGGCGGCGTTAAACAGCTCGGTAGACGCCTCTGGCCCCACGATGGAGAAATCCGTGTACATTTCTTCAGCAGTGAATGAATCCGCTTTTTCCCAGACGCCATCGACGCGCAGCGCGACCGCTCCAGGCATCAGTACAAATGCCCGTCCATCGTCTGAAACACCGGCAACTACCGATTTATCCACAACAGGAACCTCCGACGTAAGTATAGGCGATCCAGCCCGTGTTCGCAACGTCGAACCCACCCCCCAAGGCGAACAAACCTTAATCGAGGGCGTTGCCCCTATAACATCTGCGACACGCGCCCAGGCCGGTGTTGATGCACCCCTGACCGGCGGCGTTCGACCTATGGACGAGGGTCTATTCGACACTGGCGCTCGATCTCAAATGGATCTTCTCGATATGGCTATCCCTGTCGGGCAGCGCATCGATGACGCTGGCGAGACGGTTGCCGAGACGCAATCGATCCGCTCCATGTTTGAGGAATTCGACAACGACAAAAAAATGCTTGATCGACTGAAGGATTGCGTATGAGCGACCTACTCGTTTGCATAGCCAACGGCGTACAGGAAAACCTTATAACCGAGGAACAGGGCAAGGCCGCGTCTGATCTGTTTACGTCCCTGGTTGATGAGGTTGGTGAGGCGGCAGCAGCTCGTCAGACATTTGACCAGCTCAAGGCCGACGCGCTGCATCGGAAGCGCATCAAGCTGATGCAGGTTCAAAAGTTCCGTAAGCTACAGCGCAATATAAATGAATTTGCCAGCGACAGCCCAGGCAAAGCACTGCAAGCACTTATAAATGGAGATCCTCGAGCTAACTTTGTCGGGATCGAGGGCGTCTATCAGGCAACCCGTAAAGCAGCATTCGCGCAGATGGATCAAATTTTGGGGCGCTATCGCAAGGGCGTGGTCGGCCAGACAAAGTATTCCGCCGAGCTCCCTACCCTCGTTCGCGAAGTTTTTGGAGAAGATACCGGCAACGTAGCAGCTCGAGAGATGGCGCAATCATGGGCGC